GGTTGCGCTGCGGGCGCTCCAACCTTGATGTTGCGGTACGCCTCGGTGAACTTCTGCACCCACTGCGAGGGCGGAATCGAGGCGAATACGGGCTTCAACGCCGGAACCAGGATGGCCTTCTTCGCCAGATAGCTCGGGTCCGTCCCGATGAGCGTCTGTTCGAGTTGCGAGAGCCCGGAGCGCGCCGTGGCAAGCTCTGTGGCCGCCGCGGTCTGCTGCTCCTGCTCGGCCTGCGCGGTTGTGCTCAACTGCTGGCGGAATTGCTGGCCATTACGTGTGCGAGCGATCTCTTTCGCGTACTCCGGAGTGATCTGACCTTTCTGAACGGCTTGCTGAAGGTCAGCATGTGCCGCCAATTGGTCTTGGACGTTGCGATCCTTGCCCAGTAGGAGCGCGCAGCGCTCGGCAACGGTCTCGATCAGTTCGTAGGCCTTCTCAAGCTGCGCGCCGTCGCCCTTGATGCCGGCGTTGAACAGCGAGAGCCAGGAGAGTGTCTCGCCGTATTGCTGCGGCGTCGCGCCGGTCGCCTGGACGCCATTGACTAGGTAGTCGAAGTCGGTTTTGAACTGATCGCGCTCCGCGGTAACGGTCTTCGCGGTATCGATCAGCGAACGGATGCGCTCCGAGGTGTCTTTCTTGAGATTCTCGGGGATAGGATCGTTGATCGGATCTTTCTTGGGCGGCTCGGCGCCTTTGGCCTTCCACGTGCCATCCGGATTGCGCTCTTTCTCGCCGTTGGGGCCTTTCGTGGGCTCCGTCTCAGCTTCGTCGCCTTCCGTCTCAGCTTCGTCGCCTTCCGTCTCAGCTTCGTCGCCTTCCGTTTCAGATTCGTCGCCTTCTGTCTCAGCTTCGTCGCCTTCCGTCTCAATATCTTCGGTTTCCGGCTCCGGCGTCTCAGACTCCGGCGCAAGTTCGTCTCCGAGTGCAGCGTTTACTGCATCCAATACTGTTTCTTTTGCCATTATTGCACCTGCTCGAATTCAATAGTCAGCGTTTTATCATTATATTCGTTTGCGGTTTTATCCCATGTGGTTACCGTCACGACAGTTTCTTTTACGAGATGTTTTTGCAACCAATCATTTAATGCCTCGCGCACACTATCTGTTGTCAGCTTTATGATCTGTTTTCCGTGAATCATGGGGGCTTCCTATCGCGTTATTGAACTATGGTCCGGGAGGCGCGCCTGGTCCGCCGGCTGGCGGCATGCTGGTTGGTCCGGGGCCTTGTGGCGCCCCTCCTGGAGTCGGTTGCGGAGGCGGCGCGCTTGGTGCGTCGCGCTGTAAAGCAGGCGCTGCGAGGGCCATGGCCGCCGCGGTCGTGATGGTGCCGGCAATCTTGATGCTGACTTCCGGTTGAATCGGTGGCGGCGGTGCGCCGGAGCCGGGTGAGCCGGGCGGGGCTTTACGCGGGATGAACCGCTCGATGTCGCTCTCGTCACCCAAGCGCAACATGGTCTCTTTCACCAGTTCAATGAGCGCATTCGCCATCGGGATGTCGCCGGTTGCGAACGCTTGTTGGATCTGCTGCAACGATTTCTGGATCAGCGGCAGGATTGTGCTCCACGCCTGCATGTCGGTGGACTGACGCGGCTTGCCGGTCGATCCTGCCTCGATCTGAACCTCAACCATCGTGAACAAGTCCTCGACATCCATGCCGGTAGGCCAGAACGCTTTCGCGCCGGCCATCCGCATGACATCGCGGGTCGATAGACACTGCAATGCTTGCTCGGCGGTGTACTGTGCAAGGTCAGTCAGCATCGTTTCGAGGTTATCGCGATCAGAAGTCGTTCGAGCTTGCGTCCCCGACTGTTGGATGTTGGCTTCCGTAGCAGTCTTCGGATTTCCCGGTCCATTGATAGCTGCACTGAGAGCTTCCTGAACACCAGATATTCGTTCCATGTCATTGAGGATAAGCGTCGGGTCATATAGCCTCATGTCGATAGCCGCGACGGGCTTCGCCGCGAAGCAATTCCCGATCGGCACAGTCGGATCGCTCGGACGGAGCGCCGTGTACTCTTGGCTCTTCGACTCTTGGAGTTTCCGGGCCTCCACTTCGTCCAGCATCGTCGCGTTGAAGAGGACACCAGGGATAGAACGCTCCCTCGTCAAGCGGAAGTTTGAGCGACTTGAGCTGTACTCGTCTTGCAGCTTGTAGAGCCGCCATGAGAGTGACTGAGGATGCCTCTGGCCGTCTACCTCGTAGAAAGCGAAGTAGAAATACGGATAAAATCTGCTCGTCGGATAGGGAGGTGGGTACGGTTCTTTCGCCCATTTCTTGAGTCCATCGATCATTGTGCGGATTTGCTTGTCGCGGCGGTCCCAAATCTCGACCACGCGCAAGAATGTCAGCGACTCTTCAGTGCTGGTGTTCGTCACGAATGCCTGCGCGCTCTCCGCGGTCAATTGACCTTGCGGCAGCACGTTGTCAACGTCGCGCGTCGTCAATTCCTTCGGCGCGCGCTGGTAGTACGCCTTCGCGGACTTGATATCCTCTGGTGTGAGCCGCGGGAAGCTCGACAGTGCGTCGTCCTTCGTCATGTAGGTCTCATTGCCAATCCAGTCGGCATTGAGATAGTTTTCGACGCGATTGATATCGGTCGAAACCTGGATGTTCTCCGTCTCAACATAGTCGATGACGAACATACGGCTGACGGCCAGTTCGAGTTTCTCTTCAAGCTCCGCGATCAGCGCGGCCTTCTCAGCTTTCTCAGCCTCGACGGCTACCGGATCGCCATTCTCGGGATCCTCAAGCAACTTCTGTTGTGCGATGATGCGTGCGTGAGTCTCCTGCGCGTCATTTAGCGCCGTCTCGACTTCCGGCATCGGCCGCTTGTCGGAAACCATCGTCGCTTTGAACCAGCCTTCACCGTTGGAGAGTACAGAACGTACTCCAGTCCGGGCTGGAATCTTCAGGTTCGCTTTTTTCCACAAGTTGGAAATTACAATTTCTAAAGTGCGGGCAAATATCTGCATCTGGTAGGTGTTCGACTCGTCTACCTGCGGCGATTTCCTCACGGACACATCGGGATTTCTTGCATACAACAAAGCCACTAGGATGTCGATAAAGGCGCCAATGAGGTTGGTCGTCACTGCCCATGCGAGGTCACTCGTTCCGGCGGCATAGCGCCGATCGATTGCAATTTGCTTGCGGAAGTTCTCATCGAACTTGCGCGCGTCGTTATAGCACTTCCAAAGTTTCTCGGAGAGCGCGCGTTCTTTCTCCTGATCCTCGGTAGAGAGCTTCTCTTCCTGCTCGACGCCGTCGGTCATGCCGCCGTTAGCAGCCTGACGCGGGTCCGTAAGGATGCCGCCTCCACCGCCGGGAGTTGCAGGACCATTGGAGGCGCCGGATGTGCTCACCTACCCGGCTCCAGAACCTTCGGTGGCTCAGTCGGTGCCGGGTTGACCAGAAGCTCGGGGCCGAGCCGCAGCTTCTCAGCGATGGCCTGCGCCTCTTCTTGGGCGCGCTTCGCTTGGAGCTTTACGAATGCCGCATCGGCTCGCGCCTGAAGGTTCGCTGCGGACGGATTCGCGTCCGTCTTGTGCCCGCGATGCAACGCCGGGATCATGTCATCGTTCAATTTAGCGGGCGTCTCGTCAGAGGTGCGAGGCGCAAAGCCTGGACGTGAATGAATCATGGAAATAATCCTAGTTGTGTGGGGAGCACAATTGGAGTATGACTCGTAAACGGCGTAACTACAACCCCGGCCTCAATAAGTTGCGCCGCGTTGATGTTCGCCGTCCCTGTGGAGCTGACCCATTTGTAGTGGCCGTCCACGTAAATTACGCCTGTGCCAATAATGCCTGTGCCGAGGATTTGCCTCGGGCCGCTCAGTATCGGCGTTGCGCTGGATGCGACAACCGTCGCCAGGTTCTTGGGGACCCCTGGCGACGAATTCACCTGTGCCATGTTACGGACCGCCGCCGGTCGTCAAGTTGCTATTCGCGGGGCCAACAACGTTCAGGATGCCGCCATCCGAGTAGTACACGGGTCCGATGACTGCAAGTTGCTGCTCGGCGACGATGCTGTTACTCGTCACAGTGCCGGGGAACGGGTTGACTTGAGTTGTAAGCTGCGCGGTGACAGCCGTCAGGCCGGGAGACGGCGTATTGATCGGCGAAGCGGACGTGATCGGGGGCGACACGATCGCCACCGCGCCAGACCCAATGACGCCGGGTGATGTCGATGGAAATGGCGACTGCGGCGGGAACAACGTGCCGACCGCAGCCACTTGCTGCCAGCCGTAGTTGGACGTGCCGCCGGGATTGTTGTTGTCCTGCGTGGACAACTGAAAACTTGCGCCGCCCTGCTGCACGGTAATCGGCAATGAGATCACCGTCGAGTTCGTGGTCGTGATGATCCCGCCCTGCTGATAATTCTTCGGCGTAACCTGAGTCGTACAGACTGCAGGAAGCTGACAATAATCATGAATGTCCGCGGGCATCAAAGGAACTTCATGACTTTTTCGACAACGCCGAACGCGGCGGCGGCATAGCCTGCGCCGGCAAGCGTCACGTGCGGCCAGTAGGTCGCGACCATGGTCTTGACCCAAGTGACTACCTTCGACTCTTCGGCCTTGACCGCGGCGACGGCCTTCGCGACTTCCGCTTTGATCGTAGCTTCGATATCGACCACAACGCCCGTGGCGGTGGAAACGGTTGCGTCAGTCATTAGAAATCTCCTAAAAATATCGGACCTTCGGCGCTTGGTTTCGATCGTTGTACTCGATCCAAGCCTGCGTGAACGGGACCAGCAAAGGTTTTGTCTCTGCTAATGGTAGCGCTGCGTCGTACATCTTGTCAACTAAGCGCCCAATGAGGCCGCACACGTCCGCTTTGTCATCCCAGCGCCCGGCCGGGAACTTTACGAGCTGCTCTATGCAATTATCGGCCCATTGGCGCTTCACGGGGAAGTGAATCGTGCCGGCCGTCGCGCGAGCGTGGAATGCCTGGAGCTTGATCGATTTGTCCTGGAGCGATGGGAGCGATTCGACCGCGACAAACTTATTCGCGTGCCGCATGGCGCTTCGGATCGCTGGGCCAATCGCTTTGTCGATCAGTCCGCCCTCGTTGGCCCACATGACAGGCTTCCACATCCCGACGAGTCGTATGAATGCTGCGATACCGACATCGGTCTCGCACTGCTTCGAGAACCAATCTATAGCCCACAAATCTCCATTTTTATCAATGCCCCAAACCCCGTGTTCCGTATAGTCCGGCTCCTTTTTTCCGGCCCTCGGCTCCATAGTGGCGAAGTCAGAGGCCCCATAGATGCGCAGCGACTTGGGTAGAGCGTCGAGCCCTTCATATCCTAAAATCATTTGCTTTTCACTTCGATCAATTTCTCTTTTCGGATCAAATCTAAAATAGCATCGGTCAATCTTATTTCACCGCGTAGGGTGAAGAGGCGCGCTTCGAGGCGCGCCTTCTGCTCCGTGTAGAATGCAAGTTCCTTCACCTTTCGCGCCCGCTGATCCATGAGGTCGGACAGCAGTAGAATACTCACGAGTCTACCCTAGCCAAATCTGGATTATAGTATTTGAACATGTCGCGATTGAAATGTACGCCAGTGAAGGGCGCCGGACGCTGTTGATACAGAGCAGCCCAAGTACGAGCAGCACGCGGGTTATCACGCCAAGTTGCCCAGTGCTCGCGAGGAAACCATTCAGGCCAGAGAAACTCGCCTCGCTTACGGCCGAGTACGTCATTGTCGCTTTCAGCTTCGGCGGGAATGGAGAGGACCTCCCAAATTTGTCCGTCACGACAAGCAATGAGCCCGGATTCACCGGAGTAGTCAGTTGGCAGTATAGCACCTGCGAGATCCTCTTCATGCCAGCGGGTTTGGATGATGATCGTCCACATGTTCGGCTTCGCGCGAGTCATCGCCGTGTCGATGTACTCGTTGTAGGTCTTCTCGCGCAATGTGGCCGAATCAGCTTGCTCACGGTTGGCAACTGGATCGTCGATAATGACGCCATCAGCCCTATTTCCCGTGATGCCCGCGAGCAAGCCTGCCGCCATCATGCTTGATCCATTCGACAATTGCCAGTCGTCGATCGCGCGCTGATCGTCATTCAGTACCGGCTTCTCCGCCCAGATCCCTGTATACATCGGATCGCGCACTATCGAGCGCACTTTGCGACTCTGCTTGGCTGCGATCGAAGTGGCGTAGGAAGCAAGAATGATTTGCGTATTTGGACGGCGGCCCATTGCCCATGCTGGCGCTAAAACACTGGTATATGTAGACTTGCCGGCGCCGGGTGGACAGAACACCATAAGTCGGCCGCGCGGTGTTTCTATGCATCGTTGGATCGCCTGCATCATTAGCAAATGGTGGAGCGAAACGCGACTTTCCACCTTGGCGTATTTCGTTCGTTCGGTTTCAATGATGTGCTTGCCCTTGGCGTCATACTCATCGGCCACTTCGACCATTGGGACGCCAGGGATGTCTATCGCTTGTGAAAAATCAACTAAACTGGCGCGCGCTCTTTCGCGCCGTTGTTTCTCTTGCGCGGCCTGTTCTGGCGTAATTTCACTCACGTTTGAGATACTTCACGAAACGCAACACACCCTCAAGACAATCGCCGGCTCTTGCTAGAGTTATATTGCAACTATTGCAAATCCATCCACGAAATTTTCCTGTGACATGATCGTGGTCATAGCAAACGCGCCGCGCTGGGATATCGTGATAAAATGTTTCGCCGCAATTCTCGCAGTTGGCCGGTTGCGGTCTTGTGGCAGCATGCGTGTACTTTCGTGCACGAGCTAACATCCGTTTCCGGTCAGCATATCCGATTGCATGATGCTTGTGGTAATCCGGATTGCGCGCCCGCCAAGAGGCTTGCATCGCTTTCGTTTTCTCCGGATTCTTGGCGCGATAGCGTGCGGTAGCCGCGCTTTGAGCCGCTCGCAGTTCTTGGAGTGGGGTGACTTCCATGCCCTCAGTCTAGCAGATACGCATATTCGGTGTTGATGATCGCCTCTAGCTCAGCATCTGTGAGCGCCGCGAGGCGCCGGCCGGGCGAGTGCTCCGTGCGCGTCTTCGCGGTGTGGGTTTTGAGCTTATCCGCCGCGTTCACGCGATCATTGGACTTGGCGTCCTTATCGTTCATGATCTCTTCGAGCGTCGCGATGGCTTCATCAGCCATCTTGGCGTCCAGGTTCTCCGTGCGCAGGAGCTTGTCCGCGGCACTCACCCGATCCCGATCCTCACCCCAACCTAAGAGCGATTGTAGGACATCGATCGCCTTATCACGCTTGGACATGATCTAAATCGATATGTTTTGGATCATCGTCGATCCACACGTCGGCCGGATAGTGCTTGCGCTTCGCCGTGAACGAACAATGGATGACTTCGATGCCTTGAATTGGTGGCGGATTGCCTGGGAATCGGCTCGTCACAATTTTTACTTCGTGGCCGCGCGTGCGCGCCATGTTGATGAAATGGGTCCACAGTTCGGGATCGGCCGTAAACGTATTATCAAAGTCCAGTGCGATCTTCATGGCGTCGTAATCACGTCTTAATGCCGCAGTCGTAAACGATGTTCACGCCCTGCGTATTGCCTATGAGCGCGAGCAATTTGACTTTCTGCTCATCGGTGAGTTTGGCATCCTGCAAATGCACGATCCGCCCATCGGTGAAGATCAGCACCACGTCGGCCGCGGGCTTCGGACATCCGAACACGTGAACCCACGTGGAGAGGACTGGCGCCGGCGCGGGCTCCGCGGCGAACGTGTTGAGCGCCCACAGGCCGAGGAAGAAGCCGATTGTCAGGATTGCGGGGGCGGCCAGCCAGCGCTGAAAGCTCATATATGCGCCTTAGCGAAAATCGCTAGTATGATGCCGGCCGAGTAGCCGGCGAAGTCGGTGAGGTTGTCAGTGAACGTCTGGCCGACCTCGAAGTGCTTGTCGATATAAAATTCCTTGATGCCCGCGGCAAGGAACGCGGTCGGCACGACCCACGGTTGATGGAACGTGACCGCGATCGCGTAGGCGAACCAGCAGTGCGCGTTGAACGCGATAAAGCCAGGCGTGACGATCTTCGTGAGGAGGTTCATGGCCAGAGCGTACCACCACATCGAGGCTTCCGTCTAGCCCACCTGGGTGATACTGAACTGGCCTACTGCTCCTAACGCGCCTCCGCCTGTGGTGATTGTTTGCACCGAGGCGAGCCCTGTGTCTATAAGGA